TACTTTTTTGGCAATATTATATTCCATTCTATGCTTTTAATCAATTCTTCTAATTTTACTTCTTTTAAATTGAATTCTTTCATATGTTTAATCAATTCTTGAGTATCTACTAATATCCAATTTATATCGTCTTCAAATAAGACTTTATCAGCCTGACTTTTAGAGCTAACAAGTTTACCTTTTTTATCAGTGAAATCTTTTAAAAAACTTATATCAAATTTATAATATTGATTAGATAACTTTTTAATATTTCCTTCTACTTGCCAATCTTTTTTATTAATCCAATTAACATTTGTTAAATATTCTTTAACAAATTTTATGTTCATTTAAAATTAGGACCTTTTAAAAATAAGGCTAAACTTTTTCTTTCGCCTTTTGTAATAGGAGTTACTTTATGTCTTACAAATGATTTAAACATAATCATAGAACCTATTTTTTTTAATTGATCTATTTTTTCTAAATTTGTTTGTTCTAAGTAAAAATCACCTCCTTCAAATTCTTTTTCAGATAAATTTATTAAAACTGTTAATTTTATGTCAGAGTAAGGTTCATTAGAACCGTCTACATGCCAATCATAATTTGACTTGTTAGATGATTTATATATATTATAATTACAATAATCATTTTCAAGATTCCACAATTCATAACCAAAATTATTTTGATTAACTTTATAACAATCTTCAACTAAATTAAATATAAAATTTTTTATTTTTTTATAATGTATTAAAAAAGTTTCATTATTTTTTTTTATTACATTATTATTATCCCTTGCTTTAAGTTCTTTCCCTTCTATATGATCATAATTATTTTTTATAAAATTATTTATTTCTTTTATTTCTTTTAAATTTAAAATATTATTCCAATACCAATAATTAAATTTTGTCATTATTTTATTATAAGCTGTTTAAGTCTAATTCTTAATTTACTTATTATGTTTGAATATTTTTCATTAATTTCTATTAATGTTTCTTTATGAAGTTCTAATTTTTCAATTCTTTCTTGTAATTCTTCATTTAATAAAACTTCAGATCTTTTTACCATTGTTTCCATTTGAAGTTTTTCTTCTAATTCTTTTATTTTATTTTCTAAATCTAGTGTCATTTTTTAAACCAAACGGGAAGACCTAAATGTGGTCTTCTATCATATATATTTTCTTTTGATCCTTTTGTTTTTAAATTATTATAATGTAAAAATACTTGAGCACAATTTTCACCTTCAAATTTTTCTCTCCAGTGTTCTAATTCATTTCCTTTATAGACTAACATATCACCAGCTTTTAAATCTACTTTAATTCCTTTTATTCCTTCTTTTCCAGAGGGCTCTAAATATATTGGCCAAGAATCGCCCCCTAAATTTAATGTTGTAGATATTTCGCATGAAAATCTATCTTTATGGCGATGAAGTATATCTCCTTTTTTATAAATTCTTGCATAAGAATAATTTGGATTTAATTTTAATTTTGTATTTTTTTCCATAATTGGAAGAAGTTTTACAAGTAATGTTTCCATTACAATGTCAGAATAATGAGAATACGTTTCTGGAACTTGTTGATCATTCCAAACTCCAAAGTATTCTGTAAATTGACTAATATAACGTGTATCAAGCATTGTTTTTGCAACTTGTCTTTTCATCATAAAATAATCATAACAAAATTTAACAAGATCTTTTGATACTGCTTCTTTAATAATTATATATTTATTTTTTTTAAAACTCATTTTTTTTCTTTATCTTATTTCTAACAGTATCGGTTATCATTTTTCTTACAGCTTGTAAATTAAAATGTATAAATCTAAACGGATCCACACCATTATCCACCACAAATTGATGCTCCATGTAAGCTGGGAAAAATATCATCGTACCTGGTTTTGGTTTGTAATGTATTTCATGAGCTCCTAACGTAATTTCTTGTTCATTTTTTAACGGTAATTGTGTCATAAGTTTTGTAGGTCTTGGATCATGAAATACAGGCATTGAAGTCTTTTCACTACATTTTAAAAAATAAAAACCAGACATATGATTATCATAATGAACATGTCCTTCGTGATGACCTCCTCCTTTTTCTCCAAATTCTTGTACCCATAATTCAGTAAAAAATAATTCATAGTTTTTTAAATCATAGCCCATATGATCTAAAAGACTCCAACTTGTTGTTCCTATATAATCTTCAAATTGTTTTAAATTAGGGTCACCTAGTAATGTCATAGAATGATGACTAATTCCATGATCTCCTATTTTTTTATTTAATTTTTTTTCTCTTTCTTTTATAATTTTTATATTATTTTTTTTTGCATCTTTTACATATTTATCACAAATTTTATTTATATCATCTACCCATTCTGGAAGTTCAATAGAATGAATAGGTGAACCAAAGTAAATAGATCCTTGAAGTTTGTTTATTTTTGTCATTATCTAAATGGACCTCCAAGGTTCCAAATAACCAATGAATATCTTGTTCCTTTCGTTACTGGTTTAACTCTATGCCATACATGAGAGGGGAAAACCACAATAGATCCACGTGCTGCTATTTCTGCACATTTTCTAATTGTTGGTTTATCGGGATCCATGTTTCTAAAATCAAATTCTAATTCTCCTCCTTTATAATCTTTAGGATCAGATAGTGAACAAGTTACAGATAACTTTCTAATTTTTTTATGTGTATTTGGATTGTTTGGATTATCATAAGGTTTATCCCAAGAATCACAATGCCAATCATAAAATTGATTTAATTTATATTTTGTAAATTGACAGGATTCTGAAAAATCCCAATCAAAATTCCAACCTGCTAATTTATTTGCTTGATGTATAAATGGTTGAATTTCTTTATAGATCCAACGATCGTTTAACCATACAATATTTGAATCTCTTTTCTTTTTTAAATCTTTTAAATCTTCTTCGGATAAATCTTTACCTTTATTTATTTTTTCAGTTTGACCACCTGTAAGAGCTAATTGTTCTTGTTGTGCAATTCCATATTTAACTAATTCATCACAAAATCTAGGGGTTAATGCGTTTTGAAAATAGTAATAATAATTCTGTAGATTCATTCTACATAGTTTATATTAAATTTTTTAATAAAAGTAAATATTAATTTCCTGTAGAAATCCAAGAGGAAGATGAAGGAATCCATTCAAATTCGTTATTTTCTTTATCTTTACCTATCCATTTTTGTCCAATTTCATTCCAAGTAATTCCATATTCTGGACTTACCATTATTCCATTTTCATTTTCATAAGGTGCCCCATAGGTTGTAATTGTAGGAAATACAATGGGTGCTTGCCAGTCGTCATTAGCATCAAGTGACCAAGATGCAAAAGGTTGTGGTGCGATAAATTTATTTTTTATAAAATCAAACGTATGATTGATTATAGCATATTGTTTTCTGAAATTATTATTATAAGAAGTTTGAACCCATTTTACACCGTTTTCACTAAATTTATTTAAAGATTGAAAATGTAAAGCAGCTTGTTCTGATAATTCACCACCATTATTAGCAATATCTTGATTACAAGCAGTTAGTACTCTTATAACTTTATTATTAATATCTAATTCTGCAAAATGTGCCATTTTATGATGTTGTTAAAGTTCCAGGAACTGTAAAATTACATACAGTATCTCCATTTGGGGCAGTTGTTTTTGTATTGGTACCAGGACTTACAGAAAGTTTTCCACCTACTATTGCTGGAGCTCTTAAAATAACTACACCAGATCCACCATTCGCCCCTGTAGTTCCGCCTCCGCCAGGATTTTGGTTTCTTCCTCCTCCACCGCCGCCGCCTCCTGTATTAGCTGTTCCTGCACCTCCAGGAATATTTGGAGATCCTGCTCCGTTACCTGCTCCATATCCATAACCACTTGGTGACGGATTTCCACCTCCTCCTCCACCTTGGTAGCCTGCCCATCCAACTGCACCTCCTCCAGCTCCTCCAGCGTAATCAACTGAAGATCCACTTATTAAATTTGTTGCTCCTATTCCACCTGGTTCTCTATGACTTGAAGTTGGTCCTCCTTCACCAGCTCCACCACCACCAGAAGATAAACCAGTATAACTTGAATCACCAAAACCAGGAAATCCTTGTGGTGGACTTGTTGGTGGTGAATTACCTGTTCCACCTGGACCTGGACTTCCAGAAGTCACTCCTCCACCTCCTCCACCCGATCCACCAGGATTGCCTGGTACTGCAGGAGTCTGAAAACCAGACCGTCCTCCAGCACCTCCAGCCGTTGATGTGATTGTTGAAAATATAGAATCATTTCCATTTCCAGCAGGTCCCCCTCCGCCTCCAACAGTTATTGAATAAGGTGTTGCTGGTGTTAAAATTATTTTTGTTCCTCCAGGAAAAGAAGTACGATATCCTCCGCCGCCACCTCCACCTCCAGAACAAGGTGCACTGGCCTGTGCGTTAGCTCCACCACCTGCGCCTGCTATTACTAAATAATCTACTTCAAGTTTTATAGAACCTGCTCCGAGTCCAAATCCTTTTGCAGAAGCTGCTCCACGTGTTGATTGTAAAGGCATTCTTTCTACTCCTTATTTAAATTGAGTTTGCGCTGCTAGTACTGTGTATGTTGATGCCGCTGT